CCAGCAAAAGGTGGTTCTTTGGAAGTAAGTAAAGGTGGCGCTTCTACTGGATCTAAACCAACTACTACAGTAAAAAATCCAATACCTAAAGTATCAACTCCAAAACCAACTCCCACACCAACACAAACAAAACCAACCACTACAATACCTAAAGTAGCTAAGGATTTACTAGGACCCAATCCTAAACCAACTACTGTGAGTATGCCAGATACTCCAAAACCAGCTCCTTTTAAAAATCCTGTTTCTGGTTTTGTTAAAGGAGCACTTAAGAGGGGTAAAAGTGTAAAACCTGGTAGTCCATTGTCTATGGCAGCACAACTTGCTGCTGGAGAAGTACTTGATCGTGGTGTTCAGAGACTCCAAACACCCATGAGTAGATCTGTTACCAGAGGTATTGCTTCTCTTACTGGTACGACTGATAAGATGAAAAAACTTCAGCCCAGTGCTTATGATATGGCTGGACCAGATCTAACTCCAGAAATAATAAGAAGATTAAAGCCCAAAGAACTACCACTACCTGGTAAAGACCCAGCAACAACTCCCAAACCAAACACTGAGACTGAGGGTGAATTTGAAATTAATAGAAGAGGTAGAAAGGTAACGGTAAAGAAAAATACAGATTCTATAGATCCAAAGGCAAATCCAGAGGCAAAACCAAAAACAACAACAACACAAACACAACCCCAAACCCAAACCAAAACCCCAAAGGTCAAACAAAAGGAAAAGGAATTAAACAAACAAAACAGACCTCTTAAGATGCCACCAATACCTGGTGGTCCGGGTTATTATACTAAAATAGAGACTACTAAAAGTCCATGGAGACCGGTAAAACCTAAATAACTTCTGTAGAGATTATTAGAATTAGCATGGCACCTTTCGGACCCTTTCTAAGTAAAGATGATATTGAAAGAATTAACAAATCTCAAAGAGAGGGTGCAAAATCTGGATATGGTAAACCATCCCAGCAAGTAACTACTTCTGTCAAGAATTCAAAAACTGATAAGATGGTTGCTAAAGATAATAAGAAATACGGAAATACTGTTCCGTCAGGATCTTTTAGTATCAGTCAGAAAGGTAAAGAACTGGCTGCTCAACCTAATCCTGAGAAGACACCTGAGAAGAAATCTGAGAACAGCTATACTAAAATAGTGTCTACTAAAAGTCCAGCGAAACCAGTATCTATTGAGGTCGAACCATATAAAAAACCAACTTCTACACCCACTGGCACTGCCCCTACAGCGCCCGAAAAACCCTTAAGCTCCGTTAAACCTAGCGTTGAAATGCGCTCTCCTGTCGGCGCTGAGAGGGTGGATAAGATGGCAGACAAGGTTAAAGAATTGAGGGCAATGAGAGCAAGATCACAATCTCGTATTGCTGCACAGGGTGGTACACCCGCAACTCCTGCGGCAAACCCAACACCAAAAACTGCTCCCATAATCCCTAGTGCTTCTGCTGCTGCCAAACCTGCCGCCGCCACTCCTGTTGTTAAGAAACCCGTGCGTATGGGTATGCGGAACAGAATGAGAGCACCTGGTGGAATATATGGTGGTCGTCCAGCACCAGTAAGAGAAGATATGGATGCTTTTGATATTGTTCTCGAATATCTTCTAGAAAACGGTCACGTTGATAGTCTAGATGAAGCACTCTACGTCATGATGGAAATGGATTCTGAGATCATTCAGGAAATTGTATCTGAAGAGACTGAAGATTCCTTAAGAGATCGTCGCCAAGAGCGTGGTGGTTCCGATGGTAATCAACGTTATCCATCCGATAGGGGTGTTAAGAAAGGTCCTATGTCTGATGAAGAGAAGAAAAAATCTAGGGAAAAGTCAAAGTCTGCTTTAGATCATGTAAGATCATCCATTACTAAGCAGTATGGAGCAGGTGCTATCTACAAGAAAAAAGAAAAGAAAGACAAAGACGAAGATTGATTATCTAGTAACTGCTTTCTTAACTAAGATAGTTCCCTCTACAGCTCTAGTGGTTTTTCCAGTAGGGCTGTTTAATAGTAAGTCGTAAAAATATTTCCCAGGTTTAAGTGTCGCAGTTACTGCTGCTGCTATAGTTAATTGAATTCTGCCGGAAGTTCTATCGGTGGCGAAAATAACTTGAAAATCTACAGTCTTTTTAGATGCTTCATAGCGTCTCATTTGAGCACATCCAGTATATCCAGTAAGATCTAAGACACTATTTGATGTGTAATCTTCAAGAGAAAAAGTTTGATCAAAGTCAGTCCCAGTATAAAGGACAAGATCGCTAATATATGTGACTGCCATGGGTTTTTAAATTATTTATGGTAAATCAACTAAGAATGGAGTAATCCAATCTTCATTTGAATTTGTTACTGTGATAACGGATATATTTCTATCATTTAGTTTGGATATCAAACGATCGTATGATGCTTTAACAGTATTATCTCCTATGGTTCCACTTTTATCAAGGAAGATTGCAATCTTTGATCCATCTGGAACTTGATCCAAATTACATACAGTATACCAATCTGTTATATTCGCTTCAATATTTTCATCTCTATTGACGATAATTGGTCCGAAAGTTTTATTACGTGAAGTACCGCCAATAGTCTGAGAAGTATCTCTAACGGTAATTTCTGATGTGATTGCAACAACTGCGCTATTTTCTCCTGACTCTGCTCCAGTACGTAGTTCTACTTTAAACTTCTCTACTTTTCTTTCAGTTAATCTATCTTCAGCAAAAGTTAATGAAAAAGATGCAGTGCCATTTGTAATAGTTATGGCACCACTAAAAACATTTGTTGGATAAAAATCTAAGTTATTTAAAGTATTGGTTGATGGCAATACTGAATAATATAAAGTTCCATTATTAAAGAGACTAGTTGCTACATCAAATTGAACTGTACCTCCCTCATCAACAGTAGTTGTGCTTGCAACAATTGAATAAGACATGTCAGATTAAAGGAGGTTCGTTTATAATTGTTTCACTTAGAAAATTATCTGGACATTTCATAGTTAAAAAATCATCTTCATCAACTTGAGTGCCAAATTGATCTCCTGGAGTTTCACTTGGCATCAATAAATAAAATACTCTATTTGGATATGATAATCTAAACTGCTTCCATTTTTCACTCATACTTTCTCTAGTTTGAGAAGATCCATCACTAATAGCAATACAAAGTCTTCTTGCACTAGTTGGTAATGAAAAACTACAACCTTGAGATATACCTTTGACTACAATTGCAGATCCTTGCAAAACCATTTCTTTTTTTCCAGTTGGTCTTGTAAAGATAATGTCATAAACATATCGACCAGATTTTAATTTTGAAGTAACCCAATTGGGAATTGCTAGTTGTATTTTTCCTATAGCTCTGTCTACAAAAGCAACATCAAAACTTATAGCAGTATCACTACCAGGATGCCTTCTTAATTGAGCCGATGCTTTAATGCTTGACAAATCGATAGGTTTGCCACCCATCTCAAACATAGTATATTCTTGCTCGTAATCAGATTCAGTATCTATTTTAATATTGTGAGTGTATACTACTGCCATCTTTTTTAACTATTTAGAGTTGACAATCTAAACTTACGTCTTCAGTTGCTAGTACATTACCTTCCATAACAATACTCTTCTTAGAGTTTGAATCGGTAAACATCATATCCCAAACATAACGACCTGGTTTCATGAGAGCAGTTTCTGATGATCCTAGAGATATTTTTATATTTCCATTTACTCTATCTACAAACTCAATATCAAATACAGCAGCAGCGTTGAGACTCTCGGGGTGCTTTCTAATTTGAGATGCTGCTGTATAACCAGTTAGATCTAAGGGAGATCCATCAGCGTTATCTAGAAAAAAATCTCTAGAAAAATATTCTCCCGTATCAATAGTTATGTTATTGACGTAGACTGCCATAGTATACAGATTTATTGATTATTTATCAAGGGCTTGACAAACCTTAATTCCATGAGTAGGATCTCTTTGTTGGGTTTGGAAATAAATAGTAGCTATAAGTCATGTAACTATAGTATGGACTATGAAAATCCTTGGTTATACCTGGAACAACCTTTTGATAGTGATTCTATTGGGGATAACTTTGGTTTTGTTTATAAAATTACCAATCTCCTCAACGGTAGACAATACATTGGAAGAAAGTATTTTTGGTCTTTTAGAACGCCACCAGGAAAGAAAAGAAAACAAAAACAAGAGAGTGATTGGAAGCGGTATTACGGATCTTGTCCAGAATTAAAAGAAGATATTAAAAAGACTTCCAATAGAGTTTTCTTTAAGAGAGAGATTCTTTCCTTACATAAAACAAAAGGAACTTGTAATTTTGAGGAAACTAAACAACTATTCCTAAATAATGTTTTACAAGAATCACTTGACAACGGTATGCCCGCATACTACAATAGTAATATTCTTGGAAGGTATATGCGTAAGGACTATGGTAACTTTAGCAAAAATACTGAAGAAGAATCATGATTGGGCGATAGACCGAATTCACTATCATTGTGATTCTCACGATATTGAAACAGCATATTGTATTCAATGTGAATTTGATGAATGGTTAGATCCCAATATTGATGAACATGATATTCTTTCATTAGAATATTTCGGAGAAGAAAGTCAATTTGATATATAGAATGATAACAGGAGTTTATCATGCAAAAACTCGTTAATTTAATTGCACTTCTTTCTGGTCTAGTATCTTTATCTGTCATTGCAGGCGGAGCATACGTTTATGTCAATAAAGATGCTATGATTGAAAGTGCTAAAGAAAAAATTACTGCTGCAGCAACAGAGGCAATTGCTGGTGCATTACCCGATATGTTGAATAATACTGCACCTTTAGGTGAATCTGGACCTGGTGGTGGTCTTCCTTTACAGTTTCCCTGAGCTATATAGATCAGTTGCTTAGACTTCTATGCCCGAAGAAGTAAAGAATGAAGAACCCAAAAAGGAAAAGGGAAAAGGACCTTTAGGGAAACTGAAAGAAAAAATTGAAGATACTGATGAACAACTTGCTATACTTTCTACTTTTGTTCGTCTTGGTATTCTCATTTGGAGTGGTGGAATACTTACTCTGGCGTATATTAAACTTCCTCCCGCTTTAGGTATTCCCGAACAAAAACTTGACCCGACCTTCATAGCCAGTGTGTTCACTGGAGTTTTAGCTACGTTCGGGGTTCAGACTGCTAAAGGAAAGAACGGTGGATCCTCAGGTGGTGGTGGAGGTGGAGTAAGTAAAGCTGATCTGGAGAAACTAATTAATGCAGCTGCTCAAACTGCTCCAGCGCAAACGATCAGAATCGAACAAGCACCAGTCCAAATCAAACAATCTGGACCAGATGCATCAGACGAAAAGTACAAGATGTAATGCCATGAATAATCTCAAGATTGCTGCCATTTCAGTTGGCGGTGTAGTTGCCTTTGCACATATTGGTTTGCTTGGATATGTATTCAACAGACCAAAGCAACCTGAAATTCCACAGGTTCCTACTATTAATATTCCAAGTGGAACTCCTTACTCTTCATATAAAATTGAAGCAAGTAAGGATGGTTATAGTATTGAATACAAAGCTAACGATCCTGCCATCCTAGAATCACACAGATCTCTAGACTTGGATAAGTATAAGAGAGGAATGTTTGGTGGTGGTAGTGAGAAACGTATTGAAACTAAGTATGATCAATATACTATGGATGGCACTCGTAATACAGGAGGTGTGGCTACAGCAGAGGGAAAGTCTGCAAAAGAAGTAGAGTGCATCGTGGCGGACGCTGGAGCACGAAGTCAAGGTGCGATGGCAGGTAGTGCTGTTGCTACTGGTGTTCTTGTTCCTGCAGTTGTAAACATTCCATATATTGGATGGTTGGCAGCAGGATGGGCAGCACTTCTTGGACAAAATATTGGATCTGAGGCAGGTTCTCAAGTAGGACAGGTATTTAATGATTGCTAAAGTGTTTGATTTTGAATAAATTGTATCTCTATGCTACAGACAAATA